TACAAATGTAGCTGCTCAGACTGTAGCAGCAAATGGAAACGTAGTATTTTCAAACGTGGCAGTTAAAGGTTCCAACTGCATTCAGCACAGGGAAGGAAGCGGGATCATCACTCTGAGAGGGCTTACTAATCAGTGCAAAGCCAGATTTTTCGTGGATTTCTCTGGTAACATCGCAATTCCAACAGGCGGTACTGTAGGAGCTATTTCTCTGGCTATTGCAATCTCTGGTGAGCCGGTTCTTTCTTCTCAAATGATTTCCACGCCGGCAGCAGTAGACCAGTATAACAATGTGTCTTCCGGAATTTACGTGGATGTACCACGCGGATGTTGCGTTAATATCGCGATAGAGAACACAAGTGATCAGGCTATTTCTGTTGCAAATGCGAACATTGTTGTGACTAGAGAAGCGTAGGAGGTGTGATTATGAGAGACATTAAAGATTTATGCGCAAGAATTGAAGACGAACTGTCCAAAATTGCTGACAGTGGACTGACCACTGGAAATCTGGAAATGACATACAAGCTGATTGATATGTACAAAGATATAAAGAACACGCAGTACTGGGATAAGAAAGCGGAGTATTACAACGCCGTCCTTGATGAAATGCGTAGCGGATACAATGACGATTACAGCGAGCGCGGAAGAAAACGTGGCGGCATGGGGAGATACAGCCGCAGCGATGGAAGAATGATGTACCCGGATTATGATCGTGGAAGCTCTTACGGCGATGAAAGTCACAACTACGGAACCGGAAGAGAAAATTACAGCCGATCTGATGGGCGAGATACTTACAGTGACTATATGACACAGAAGCAGAACTATCGTTCCGGCAAGTCTGAAGACTGTAAAAGAAAGATGCTCGCCGCATTGGAAGAACACCTTGACGAACTCACTACAGAAATGAGCGACATGTCCAAGGATGCAGAGTGCCGGGAAGAGCGTGACCTTGTTAAAAGATACGTTGAGAAATTAAGAAATATGCTTTGATTTTGTTAAATGTGGGGACAACTTTTTTTGCGGAATGTGATACTATAATCTTGCAAGGCATGGTGAACCTTGTAGGGCTTGCTGATTAGAAGTTTTTGCTTTCTTTTTCGTTTCATGTCCTCCTTTCTTTGTGAATATGTCCTTAATAGAAACAGATTTGAGCGGAATCTGGAGGTTGAAAAGCGGATGCAATTTCCGGCATATTCATTAGTCAGTTCGACTGACTGGTAACACCTCCTTATGAATGAAACAACATCTCCGTGAAAGTCGGATAGTGGCAGGCATAACACGATAAATACCTTGCTAACCCGGGAATCCGGGTTAATGGAATGTAGCTCAGTTGGAAGAGCGGAGGACGCATAGTCCTTGACGCCGCAGGTTCGAGTCCTGCCTTTCCAATTACCTTGCCAGTGGTCTAACTGGCTTAATCCATTTACCTGCGGCGGCAGGTCAATAAACACGACCAGGAGGATATATATGCAGAAACTTATTGACACATTAAAATCATTTGGAATTGAGGTCCCGGAGGACAAACAGGCAGATGTGAAAAAGGCACTCTCTGAGAATTACAAGAATGCGAAAGAAGTAGCAAAAACCCTGTCAAAAGTCGAGGGAGAACGAGATAACTGGAAAGAACGTGCTGAGACAGCAGAGGAAACCTTGAAAGGCTTTGACGGTATCGACCCGGCAAATGTTAAGACCGAATTAGAGACTTGGAAACAGAAAGCGGCAGATGCAGAGAAAGAATTCAATGCAAAAATCTATGACCGCGATTTTTCAGACGCACTTAAAACAGCACTTGATGATGTTAAGTTTTCCAGTGAAGCTGCAAAGAAATCTGTTATGGCAGACATCAAGGAAGCAGGCCTCAAACTGAAAGGCGGCAAAATTCTCGGATTAAATGATCTGATTGAGCAGATGAAACAGTCTGACGCATCCGCTTTCGTGGATGAATCTCAGCAGCAGGCTCAGCAGCATCAGGCAAGATTTACAACACATGTTGGGCAGCAACAGACACCGGGAAACATGACAAAGAAAGATATCGAAGCAATTAAAGACACGTCTGAGAGACAGGCTGCAATTGCTCGGAATATCCAGTTATTCCAGTGATTTTTTACACCGACTATACACCAGAGTATAGCCGCTAACCCAATACCTTAACAATTATGGGTAGAAAGGACTTTTTTTATGGCAGCAAAATCTAATCTTATTATGACAAATGATATCCAGGTAACGGCACGTGAGATTGACTTTGTTACCAGATTCGAAAGAAACTGGGAACACTTACGTGAAATCCTTGGTATCATGCGTCCAATCAAAAAGACACCCGGAGCGGTTCTTAAATCAAAATATGCAGAGGGTACATTACAGAACGGAAATGTTGGTGAGGGCGAGGAAATCCCTTACAGCAAATTCGTTGTAAAAGAAAAGCCCTATGCAGAAATGACCATTGAGAAATACGCAAAGGCTGTATCTATTGAAGCAATCAAGGATCACGGTTATGAGAACGCTGTTCAGATGACTGATGATGAATTCCTCTTCCAGCTTCAGACCAATGTTACTGAAAGATTTTACAACTATCTGAAAACAGGTACTCTCTCATTCACGGAAACCACTTTCCAGATGGCTCTGGCAATGGCTAAAGGTCGTGTAGAAAACAAATTCAAGCAGATGCACAGAAATGTGACTGGCGTTGTTGGATTTGTCAACATTCTGGATGTGTACGAATATATCGGCGCAGCTGATATCACTATTCAGAACCAGTTCGGTTTCCAGTATATGAAAGATTTCCTGGGATTCAACACAATCTTCCTGTTATCCGACAGTGAGATCCCAAGAGGAACAGTTATCGCCACACCTGTTGAGAACATCGTTCTTTACTACGTGGATCCGAACGAATCTGATTTCGCAAGAGCAGGTCTTGTTTACACTGTATCCGGTGAAACAAATCTGATCGGATTTCACACACAGGGCAACTACCACACAGCAGTGTCTGAAGCATTCGCGATCATGGGACTTACCCTCTTTGCAGAGTACATTGATGCTATTGCTGTTGGAACTATCAACGCAACTCAGACACTTGGAACTCTCACTGTAAACTCCGCAGCGGGAAGTAAGAGTGGAGATACAAAAGTGACTGTTACTCCGGCAAAAGTAAGCGCAGGGAATGTATATAAGTACAAAGTTGCATCATCTGAGACTTCCGTAGACTACGGACAGAATGTGAAGAACTGGAGCGCGTGGGATGGAGAATCTGACATTACTGCAACAACAGGGCAGGTAATCACAGTGGTTGAGTGCGACAGTACCTATAAGGCGTTAAGTGCCGGGCATGCGACTGTAACAGCAAAATGATGATTGCAGGAGGTAACTGGCATGGCTTATGCAGATTATGAATTTTACACAACTTCATATTTCGGTTCAGTTGTGCCAGAAACCGACTTTCCACGATTAGCAGAAAGAGCCAGTGGCTTTGTGGACACAATGACATTTGACAGGTTGGTGGACGGACTGCCGACAAACGAACGCTCTCAGAAGCGTATCAAAAAGGCGGTCTGTTCATTGGCTGAATTAATGTATCAGATTGAGCTTGCTGAGAAGAATGCTACCAATGCCGCTGTTAGTGGTACATCAACCACAATCGGGTCCGGTGGTAGCACGACAGGCGTTGTAACCTCTGTATCCTCTGGCAGTGAATCCATCTCCTACGCCACGCCTCAGCAGATTGGAGCGAGTGCAAAGGAATGGAGTGCAGTATATGCCGCCGCCGGGGACGTACAGAAAACGAACGACTTACTTCTTAAGACAGCTTTACCGCTGTTGATGGGAGTAAGGACGGATGATGGAATACCAGTATTATATGCGGGGGTGTGAGTATGATTTGCAATAAAAAGGCTTATTCAGATATGCGAAAAGACTGTGAAAACTGTCCAGACAAAGAACAGTGTTGGAATGGTAAAAATGTTGGAGTAGCCTATTTAGATGCAAGCATTACAGAAGAAGTATCACAACCACTTATGAGAGAAACAAAGACTATAAATGTCGGTGGTGTCCTCACAACGGCATATAAAGATGATATCGAAAGAGAAATATATAAGGCTTTACGAGAGCCTTTTTCTCTGAATTTTGGAGCATAAAGGAGTGATTATATGGACATTTCAACATTAGGCTCATGCGGGGTGAAAGCATGAAATATGTGCGAAAAAAACCGACTATAGTTGAAGCTATTCAATGTTTTACCACTCCAGAGAGTATAGCTCAAATTGAAAAGTTTGTTGGAGATTCAGTAGAAATTAATAACAATCTTAACCCACCACACATCGAGATTTCTACATTTTCTGTTCTGTTTAGAGATTGTGAAAGAGTTGATTTGGTACTCATACATCCTGGAGACTACATATTGCGTGATGAAGAAGGGTATTTCAATACAATGACAAAAGATGAATTTGAAGAAGAATTTAAGGAGGTATCTGAATAATGGAATTAAAACAGACAGTTGAAATGATGAACAGTGCAGATTACAAGGAACGCTTTAAGGCAGAGTATATGCAGGTGGTTGTTCGATATAAGAAACTTGCGAATATGCTTGAAAAGTGGGACAAAGGGGAACTCCCATTTACTCCTACTTGTCCGAGAAGCACTTACAATATGCAGGTAAGAGCAATGACGGATTATATTGCTGTTCTGGAAGCAAGGGCAGTTATGGAAAAAGTTGATTTGGAGGTATGATTATGGACATTTCAACACTTGGCTCATGCATCGCAATCGTTATGATTTGCTACATCGTAGGAATGGGCTGTAAAGCATCAAAAAGAATCTCTGATGAATGGATTCCAGTGATCATGGCGGTTATTGGTGGAATTCTCGGAGCTGTCGGAATGGGAGTTATCCCGGATTTCCCGGCATCGGACTATATCACGGCGGTTGCGGTCGGTATGTTTAACGGATTATCGGCTACTGGCGTGAATCAGATTATTAAGCAGACAACGCAGAAAGAATAATATTAAGGAGAGGGTATCATGTACGAAAAAACGGTGACGATTTTTGACTATTACGAATCAGCCACGACAGGAGATGCGTACTGGTATCCTCACGTGCTATCCGGCGTTGATCTCATTACGGACAAGGGAGCAATCCTTAAAAAGTACGGACCAGACGCAACTGACAACGCACAGTTACACATTCGTTATACTGTTCAGAATGGCGATATAACCATTACTGACAAGAATGGTAAGGTTCTCCCATGGGTGCCAGTTAAAGAGTGGAAAAGGCAGATTAACAACGCTCTGGAAGACACTATCACATTCTCAGATGAATCGTTCTTCTGGGAGGGTGAGTGGACTGGTGGAACGGTAACTGACAGTGATTATCGGAGCGGATTTTATCAATATATGAACCAGAACAAGGACAATGTCTTTAAAGTCACCAGTGCGGGCGGACCGTATACACTGATACCACATTTTGAAATATTAGGAAAGTAGGAGGAACAGATATGGATGAATTTTTTATCAAAGGCGGAACTTTGAAGTTAAAAGATGAAAAAATGATTGAACCTAAAGCAATTATTGAAATATGTGATTCATTTAATGTATCGGTAACAAAATATCCGAACTTATTTCACCGTTTTTTCATGTTGCTCCTTTTAGGGTGGAAAGTTAGGAAGGTGAACAGCTGATGGCAGACAAGCCTATCGGAAAGGATGCAGAGGGTTATGAGATTCTGACAGAAGCTATGAAAGCTCTTCTGAATCAGTATCCTGGACTGTATGACGGCGAAACAATCAAATATGAGGAACTTGGAACTGATAGCGGTATCTCATTCTTTGCGGATACAGGAGCATTAATCTATTCAGAAAAAGAGGATGTATGCGGAACGATGCACCAGGTGTGCCAGTATCCATTTATCGTGGTATATCGCACAGCTTCCGAAAAGGAGCGCCAGAAGCTCTCTGTTCAGAAGTTCCTGGACAACCTTGGCAAGTGGATTTGCCGGGAACCAGTCACTGTAGATGGCACTGAGACGCGCTTATCCGCTTTTCCAGAGCTTTCCAGAGGGCGAGTGATAAAACGCATCATTCGCGATAATTCCTACGGTACAGAGCCGCAGGAGAACGGCGTACAGGACTGGTTACTTCCAATCACAGTAAAATATGAATATGACTGGGAAAAATGGTGATTACACCACTTAAATATAACAACTAACCGGCTATCAATTGGAGATAGTCGCTAACCTACACAGCCTTTTAAAAGTTATAGGCAGAAAGGACTTTTTTTATGATTGAAAGAAAATATCTTGCACATTATCTTGATTCTTCTTTTGGGAGTTTAACTCCTACATATGTAAAAATCGGTAAAAACCTCGAAGAGTACAACGAAGAACTGAACCCGGACGTTGAAGTTACTAAAAACATTTGGGGAGAACAGTCCGTTCAGCATTCCGGTTATGAAGTGCAGGCAGACGTTGATCCGTATTATTACGAGGATTATGACGATGCGCTTTCTAACAAAATCATGGAGCTGGCAAATACAAGAGCAACTGGAGATAAGTGTAAAACCACAATGGTTGATGTGCTTCTGAAGCCGGGCGACAGTGATGCAGCCCCAACAGTTGTATGGGCTTATCGAGAAGATGTATATGTTATTCCAAACAGTGTAGGTGGTGATACTTCCGGTATTCAGACACCATTTACAATTTATAAAGCCGGAAATCGAGTAAAAGGAACCTGGGATGTATCAAAGAAAACCTTTACAGTAAGCGATAGCGCGCTTTAATCGAATTTAGGAGGATATGGAAATGGCAGCAAAACAAATCAAAACCAATGTCAAGGCGGCTGAATATGAGTTTTTGGACGCTGACGGAAACATTCTTTTCACAATCCGCTTTAATCCGGATTTAGATATTGCCAGAAGATACAATAAGACAGTTGATTTCCTCAATAAAATGTTTTCCAGTATCGGACAGGATGAAAAGAGCGCGGATGTATTTTTTGATAAATGTGACGAACTGAGAAATGAACTGAACGAATTGTTTAATTGCGATATCGCAGCCCCGATTTTCTCGGTCATGAATCCGTTTACCCCATTGGAGAGCGGCAAGTTTTACATCGAAGAAATCATGGAGAAACTTGGTGATATCGTGGAAGCAGAGTTTGATACACGAGTTAAAAGGGTACAGAGCCGTCAAAACAAATATACGGCAAAGTACCATAAATAATGAACCCGTGGGAGCTTCCAACCTCAATTGATGTTGATGGAATCGCATATGCAATAAGAACGGATTTCCGGGTCGTATTGGACGTATTAACGGCCATGAACGATCCGGATTTGTTTTTGCCAGATTTCTCTGAACAGGAAAAGTCATTTGTGAGAATGGATACCATCTTGAAGATTATAGTGGAGGACTATGATGATCTGCCACCGGATAAATGGGATGAAGCATGTGAGGCTGTAATTGATTTTATTGATTGTGGCATGGAAGACGATGGAAAACGTAAGCCACACACAATGGACTGGCAGCAGGACGCACAGATCATTATTCCGGCAATAAACAGAGTGCAAGGGACTGAGATCCGGGCACTTCCGTATTTGCATTGGTGGACTTTTCTAGGGGCCTATATGGAAATTGGTGAATGTCTTTTCGCGCAAGTAGTGAATATTAGGCAAAAAAAGCAGAAACATCAGAAGTTGGAAAAGTGGGAAAACGATTTTTACAACCAGAACAAAGATATTATTGATCTAAAAAAGAAGATAAGTGAAGAACAGAAGATTGAAATGGAAAATCTTGAAAAATGGCTGTAGGAGGTGATTTTGCATGGCTGATGGAAGTGTAATAATTGATACCAAAATAGACGCAAGCGGCGTCGAAAAAGGTACTGATGATATAGTGAAATCCCTGGAAAGTATTTTGGGGTATATGCAAAATATCTCTTCCAGTATAAATAAAATCGTAAGCAGCTTAACCGGTGGCTCGAATACAGCGAGCAATGCGGTATCTAATCTAACTGATAACCTTGAAGCCACTGCAGAAGCTGGGAAACGTGCGGTAAAAGCTGTTAGTAAATTTGATCCAAGTGATGTATCTGGGCTTACAATTCACAGATGGAACGATGATAGTAACCTGATCGGAGATACCAGCGAGATTTCAGAAGAGCAAAGACGAGAACTTACTGAAAATGCCAAAGCTACTAGAGAATCAGCACAAGAAGCGGCTGACGCGTTTAATGGTGAAAAAGAAAAAGTAAATGAATTGTATGATTCTATCAAAAAGTTAAAAGCTGAATTGAAGTCTCTTGAAAAATCCGGGAAATGGTGGGGAGATGATGAGTACGACGAAGCCGCTATTAAGCTGAATGAACTCAATAAGCAGGCACAGGAATATAAGAAAATAACTCTCTCACCAGAAGTGGACAACGCAGCGGATTCTGTGAGCAGGATCGGCCAAAAGGTTGATAGTCTCTCAAAAAAACTAATGAATGCCGGAATTTCCGGATTAAAAAACAAAATCAAAAGTATAGGAAAGACTATTGACGGACTGGTATCTAAGCTTTTAAAACTTACATCAAGCACAATCATAGGCGGCTTGCAGAGAATTTCCAGTGGTATATTTGGAATTCATAAATCGGCAAATAAAAGCACACTGTCGTTAAAAAATCTATTGAAATATGCATTTGGAATCCGTTCATTGTTTGTTCTGTTCAACAAATTACGTAATGCGATTGTAGCCGGTTTTCAGAATCTTGCCAAGTATGATTTAGCAACGCAGACCGGAGATGTAAACAATAGTATTTCTTCTCTAATGTCCGCACTGACACGATTAAAGAATAGCTTTGCGACAGCATTCGCGCCGATTCTGACAACTGTTGCACCGATTCTTGTTAGGTTTATAAATCTCATATCTGAAGCTGTAACGCGTGTAGGTATGTTGGTTGCAGCCTTAACAGGAAAAGATACGTTTACCAAAGCAATAGGCGTACAAGAGAATTATGCAGCCAGTCTGGATAAAAGCTCTAAAAGCGCAAATAAAGCCAAGAAAGCCACAAAGGGTTATCTTTCTTCATTAGATGAAATTAGCCGGTACGATGATGGGAAATCAGACAGTGAAGCAGGATCCGGAGGAGGTGGGTATACTGCTCCTTCAGCCAGCGAAATGTTTGAGACTGTTCCGATTGAAAGCTCTATCAAAGATATTGCCGATAAGATAAAAAGATATATCCAAAGCCAAGATTGGGAAGGTCTTGGCTCGTACATGGCTGATGGTATCAACACAGGACTTGAAAAAGTATATGACGTAATCAACTGGGATAGCGTAGGACCTAAAATAGAGCCTTTTATAACCGGATTCACAACAACCTTTAATAGCTTAGTTGATAATATCAATTGGGAATTAATGGGACAGACTGTTGGAACCGGAATAAATACCATTGTAAAAGCTTTGCGCTTGGCAATTACAGGAATTGACTGGTACAACCTTGGAAAGAAATTTGCAAAAGGAATTAAGGGAATTGTCAAAACAGTTAACTGGAAAGAACTTGGGCAGTTAATTGGAGATAAATTCATGATTTCGTGGAGAATATTTAGCGGATTCGTGAAAAATCTACCTTATGCAAGCATAGGAAAAGCAGTTGCTACGGCATTAAATGGAGTATTCTCTACTATTTCTTTTTCTGAAATTGGAAATTCATTAGCCACTGCTATGAATGGGGCATTTACTACTCTTTATAATTTTGCAACTACTTTCGATTGGACACAGATGGTCAATAATATTGCTGGCGGAATCAATGAGTTTATATCAACTTTCGACTGGAAAGGTAATGGAGAAAAATTAGAGGTATTTCTTGATAATTTGTGTGATGCAATTGTTGATTTTGTAGAAACAACAGACTGGGAAACTGTTGGAAAAGGAATTGGAACGTTTCTTTCTCAGATTGATTGGCTTGGCCATTTAAAACAAGTCACTACAGCAATTGTCAAAGCCTTGAAGGATTTATTTGATGGACTTGAAACAAGTGGAACTGCTGGAAAAATCGCTTCATTTCTCGGAAAAGCATTTCTTGCTGTAAAAATTGCTAATATTACAGGAATCAGCAAACTTGTATCATTATTAATCGGGCATATTGGAACAAAGATTGCTGAAAGTAAAAACGCAGAATTGATTGCCAGTAAACTATCAGAGGTAATTGGAAAAGGAACGGAACAGGCAACAGGAGCTTTAGAGGGGCTTGGAAATGCCGCTGAGACATCCAGCGGTCAGCTCGGAGGATTCTGGAGTGCAGCGCTAAATGCAGGAGCTACCGCATTTGTTGTTCAACAGTTCAAAGATGTAAAAACTGCTATGGATTTTGAAGAATCTACAGCAGATGCCTTCAATGATTTTGAAGTTGTTCGCAAAGCTCTGAAATTGCTCGAAGACCAAAGTGTTATATCTGGCGATGAATTAATAGGCCTTGGCGGTGATCTTGGTTCTGTTAAGGATAATACCTTTGATTTTGACCAGCAATTCCAAACAGTTATAACAACTCTTAAAAATGCCGGTGTATCATCCGATACATTTAAAACAGCATTGAAAACAGCGCTTGAAAAAAGCAACGTTAGTGCCAATGAAAACATCAAGAAAATTAATGAATATCTTGGGAATATGGACAATAAATTCATTAATTCCCAAAAAACCGCTGAAAACAAAATGAGTGGCATGTCAACAGCTGTGGGCACTGCAATGTCAAGTGTTCAATCTGCTACAGAAAAAGCTATGTCTGCGGCTGAAAAATCTGTATCAGATTCTACTAGCAATATCAATACCGATACTACTACGAACTGGGGAAACTCAGCAGAAGAAGTGGATAAAAACCTTGATCGAATGAAGCAACATGCAAATCTGAAGCTCGGAGAAATGCACAAGACAGTAGAAAGCCATTTTTCAAGCCAGTATAATACTATGACGAAAAAATGGGAACGCGCGCAAGAACGTATTGAGCAGATTGTTTCGGAAATGATTAAGAATATAAACACAAACCTTGAAGGTTTTTCCAAAGATATAAGCTCCGTTGGGAAAAGAATAGGAAATAATTTATTATCTGGGATTTCAAGCGGAGTCAGAGGAATAACTAATATTCTGAATGACGTTATCGGAAAAGTAAATAGCATGGTTGGAAATATCAATAATGCAATATCTGGAATTGAAAGAGGATTCACTTTTTCATATAATGTTCAGCTTCCTAATGGCGGGCGCAGATGGGGGAATTATTCTATGAGGCTTCCAAGGGTAAGTACGGTCCCATACTTAGCAAGCGGTGCGGTTATCCCGCCAAGATCAGAGTTCCTTGCAGTGCTTGGAGATCAGAAGAACGGTCGCAACCTGGAAGCACCGGAAGGTGTTATCCGAGAAATTATTGATGATGCATTTGCAAGGCATCAGCAGGGCAGCAGTGGTAACTTCCGATTTACAGCGCAATTGAACCGCAGAACGATATTTGATGAGATGATTGACGAAGCAAAGTTAAGGCGTGATGCAAGCGGCACAAATCCGTTTGAATTGGCATAGGGGGGTGAGAATGTGGCATTTTCAATAAGTAAATCAATAACTGATAGATACAAGATAAATGGACTTCTCATCCCTCAGCCAGATGAGGACATGCAGTGTAATTTTGAGACCACATATTCAGAAGGAAGTAATCGAACTCAAAAAGGAGTTGCACTAATAACTCCGCTTTTTACAGTTATGCAATATAGCTATAAAGCCACCAATGTGCCGGTTGATGAGAAATCAACTAATCTGGTAAATGCAATTATTAAAGGAAAGCCGTTCATTTTACATCACTGGTTAGCACACAAAAATGAATGGCGTTCAGAAAAGTTTTACGTGGGAAAAATGAATTACAACATAAAACAAGTTGGGGAATACTATTCCGAAATATCATTTAATATGCAGGGGGTGAATCCACTTGATTAATGCATCAAATACTTTCAAAGAAAAATTGCAGGATGGTGAGCAAGTAATTGAAATCGTGGAGATCACCTTTGCTGACGGAACAACAAAGACACTTGAAAACGAGATTATGATCGGCAACAATGACTTTTCCGATTGTGCGGAGAGTAGCAGCTTCCCGGTCGGCGCTACAGTCTGCAAAACGATGAGACTTGAACTTGATAACACAGAGGATCAGTGGAAAAATTATAATTTCTATCAAGCTAAAGTGCATGCCTATTTGAAGCTTCAGACTTCTGTTGTAGAATCAGCTAGTGAATCAATTTGGATGAATGATTTTTATGAGCCAATTCTCGATACTGATGGAAACAGCATAGTCCTTTCCAGAGCCGCCTCAGAAGACCGATACGAGACGATTGATAAGGGTATCTATACAATTACCACGCCAGAGCAATACGGCGAAATATTGAGCTTTACGGCGCTGGATGACATGTATAAAACCAATGCTAAATATTATAGTGCTCTGACGCTTCCACAGCCGATTATGGCGCTGGTAAGAGACGCTTGCGAGAGTTTGAATATCCCTATGGGGTTTTCCTCTATGGCACATGGAAATGTAATTGTCACAGCGCTCCCAGATAATATGACATTCCGTCAATTGATCGGTTGGGCGGCAATGTTGGAGACAGCAAACGCCAGGATTGACAATAGAGGGTATTTGCAATTTATTAAGTGGAATTTTGGAGCTGTCGAAAACGGCTCCTTGGTTCCAATTAAACTAGAGGATTACGTGAATAGCCCTACACTTTCCAGTGATGATATTGTAATTACTGGTATCAGAGTAAAAAACAAAGAATCAGAATCCCTGTTTGGAACTACTGGATATGTGTTGGAGTTAGAAAACAATCTTCTGTCTGACAGTGACCTCGGAACTGTAGCAGCATGGATTGGCGGTAATCTGGTCGGGGCCAGATTCCGAAATCTGCAAGGGGATCTGATTTATAATCCTCTGTTAGAGTTTGGCGACATGGCATACAGTTTTGACCGAAACGGCAATAAATATCTCACACCTATTACCAATGTATCATCTCCGTTAAATGGCATTACCACTGTAAAAACGCAGGCAGATGATCCCATCCGAAATAGCAGCACATATATGTCGGAAGCTACAAAAGCACTGGTAGAAGCTAGACAACTTGTTAAGGATGAACGCACAGAGCGCGAAAAAGCCGTTGAAAGGCTAGCAAATACGCTTAAGGAGTCTGGCGGGCTTTATATGACAGAAGATCCACGGGACGACGGTAGTGTAATCTATTATATGCACAATAAGCCGACTCTGGAAGAATCAGATATTGTATGGAAACTCACGGCGGAAGCTATTGGAATTTCTACAGATGGTGGAAAAACCTATCCTTATGGATTTACTGTTACAGGAGAAATGATTACAAGACTGCTATACGCCGAGGGAATCAATGCAAGCTACATCAATGCCGGCGCGCTGATCGTTCGTGACACAAACGGAAAGATTATCTTTTCAGCCGATATTGATAATAACCAGATTGTAATTGACGGCGCATCCGTGCGAATCGGTGCATCACCTTTGGACGGACTGTTAAACAGTATGCAAGGTCAGATTGACGGAAATATCAATACCTGGACCGGGACTCCTGCACCTACACTTAGCAATTACCCGGCAAACGAGTGGCTAACTGATACAGAAATGAGTAAGCATGTAGGTGATCTGTATTATGATGGAGACAGCCATGCTTACAGATTCCGCAATGATGGAAAAGGGTATTACTGGGAAAGATTAAAAGACACGGACGTAACAAAAGCATTACAGGATTCCGAGGATGCTTTAGCGGCAGCTAAATCCGCGCAGGAAGCAGCTGCTCTTGCAAAGAATATGACATTGCAGTTGAGCAACGAATACCAAGGCGTTTCTGTTGATTCTGATGGAAATTATGGAACGTTTCCTAGTAACGTGAGTACACAGGCGGTCGTAATGTACGGAACACAGGATATTACATCTGATTGTAAGTTTACAATTATCAAATCAGATAGCGTAACAGGATCCTGGGACAATTCAACTAAGACATACACGGTAACAGCATTATCCGCTGACGATGGATGGGTAGATATTAAAGCAACATATATCAGCGTTCTATCAGTAGTTAAGAGATTTTCGCTGGCTAAAATTTACGCCGGCAAAGATGGCGTTGACGGCCTCCAGGGACCGAAAGGAGATCAGGGTATTCCAGGCGTATCCCCATCAATACGATACTCTTCTATGCCGAATGGCGAGGACATGACGGATAATCCTCAATATGTACTTTGGCTTGATTCCGATGGGAATGTTATTTGTGATACAGATGGGAACGCTATTTGCATTTCACTTGAAGAAATTCCCTATATTGGATTTTTAAAATCTGGAGCAGAAGTGGGAAGTAATAACCCATCAGATTACACTTGGAGCAGATACCAAGGTTCTAATGGATTATCCCAGCGAACACACTTAGCCTATGCAAACAGTGCTGATGGAAAAACAGATTTCTCTGTGTCGGACAGTAATCGTGAGTATATCGGTATGTATGCGGATTTTACCGAGCAAGATAGTACTAATCCAGATGATTACGCGTGGACACTTGTAAAAGGCGCGAATGGCGCACAAGGCATCCCTGGAAAAGCAGGTGCGGACGGAAAGACGCCATATTTCCACATAGCTTATGCGAATAGTGCTGACGGAAAAACTGGCTTTGATGTAGTTGTCAGCGCCGGAAAGCAGTATATTGGCCAATATACTGATTACGACACGCCGGATGATTCCATTGACCCGACAAAATATAGCTGGACGAAGATAAAAGGTGAACAGGGCGATAAAGGAGAACAAGGTGTACCTGGCAGGACATATTTTATCGAGCTTTCATCTAATATCCTAAAACGAGGTCAGAATGACAAGGTTGTACCAAGTACAATTACGGCAAAAGCTTATTATCGAGATGGTGACAGTGCTACAAGAACGGCATATTCCGGTAGATGGTATGTGCAGACTTCCATGGATGGCTCTACATTTACAAACGTATTGGTTTCAACTGTAAATGAGCCGAGTAAAAGTTATACTGTTAGCTCACTGGATAGAAGCATTGTGTCTGTTAGATTTATCCTGTATGCAGCAGATGGAACTACAAATCAGCTGGATATGCAATCTGTCCCTGTGGTGATAGATGTGGACGCACTTACCCATGAAGAGATATTTAATCTTCTTACAAATAATGGTTCCATGAAAGGAATTTATAAAGAGGGCAACCAGTTATATATTTCGTTCACTTATGCGAAGGGCGGAACGTTAAAGCTTGGCGGTCCGAATAATGGATATGGCACCTTTGAGGTGTATGACGCGAATGGAAATATAATAACTCAAATAGATAACTCGGTTGGGTTTAAAAACTTCAAGGGAAAAGAGTGGTTCCAGATAAACGAATCAGTAGCTACGGCTGGTTACGATTCACCCCTTGTTCATGGGCTTCTCGATTTGTCCGCGCAATACTCTGATGGATATTGGACTGTTTTGGAGAGTAAACAAGCTGGTCTTCTTCTGAAGACTGTATCCAGAATGAAAGTTGAGACAACCGGAAGCAGTTCTCTGACTCTCAATGTGCCAGAAATGCCTAAGCTTATAACTGGTAGTAACTTAGGAAAGAATGGAAATGGAGATGTCGGAACAATTGCATCATCCTCTATGCATTATAAAGTACTCGGGAAAACAGTAAAAGAAGACGAACTAGAAGACCTATATAGAGTCAAGGTAATCTGGGCGAAATACAAAGATGGATATCTTATGGAGCAAGACGAACGGTGTGGAAAAGAAATGCCAATGTTCATTGCAGAGGATATTGACCGCAGGTTCCCGATTGCCGTTGACCATGACGAAAAAGGACGTGCTGAGAACTGGAACTACCGTATTATGATTCCCTGTATGTTCGCCATGTTGAAGAACGAGCATGAGAAAGTCAAAGATATACAATCTGAGCTTGATTCCGTGAAAGCGGAGCTAGAAGAATTGAAACAACTTATCAAACAACATATTTCAACGGAGGTATAAGACTATGGCAAATAACAATTGGAACAACTACACCGAAAAAACAGCAACACCAGTAGACGCAGACGAAGTGATGGTTCGTGATTCTGCAGATGGAAAGAATAAAAAACTCCTTTTTGGTACTTTCTGGAAGTGGGTAGCTAAGAAATTAAATGAGGCTACCATTTCGGAATTGCAGACTAGCAATAAAACAATTGTGGGTGCGCTCAACCAACTAAATAGCAAGACATCCGAAACAAATTTTAACGGAAATATAAGTAGAGTTGTTTTCCGTTCGGGCTCCTCTGGTATAGATAATGCATACCTGGATTTTTATACAACTGATGGAAAACGAACAACCATTGGATTTTATACGGATGGAATGAATGGCATACAAATGATGAAAGGTAATGATCCTATATGGACTATAAAGGCATAAAACAATTATTCTATAGTTTTATAAAAACGAATTATAGTTTCTTGTTCAACATTTCACTATTTTATTTGCTGGAGCTTATGGGAAAAAGTAGATTCCTTACCATAATACCAATTATACTTGTGGTAAGGAGGTGATGTCATTATGACAGAGAATTTAATCATGGTAGGTATATTGTATAAAATGTGGGGCTGAAATTCACAATTGCTCGCTGTATTATGTACTTATCAACATGAAAGGAATGATACAATGAGCAAATTACAAGAATTTTTAAACCTTGGTGATTATTACGCATCAAACGGCGGATATCTTGAAAAGAAAAGTAATGCCTATCTGGATGATTTTAAGAAAAATGCAGGATATAACAATTACACCAAATTCGCCCGCGATGTAAATTCCTGGGGGCAGCCAGGATGCCAGGGACAGCCGTGGTGTGCGGAATATCAGTTTTGGAAATTGGTGAAAATCCTAGGAATCACAAAAGCCTTACAGATTATGGGTGGAGGATTTTACAATTGCGTATCAATCACTAATTGGGCTAAGAAAAAAGGTACTTGGCGCAATACTCCAAAGGTAGGTGCGCTTGTAATCTTCCGCAATGGCTCCCATGTTGGAAGTGTGCAGAGTTTTGATAGCTCGAGAATCTATACAAATGAAGGAAATACTTCTAGTGCAGCTGGAGTAGTAGCAAATGGCGGAGCGGTACGAAATAAATCCTACGCTATTGATGATTCTTCCATTGATGGATATGTTTGGATTGATTGGGAATCCTACGAAGATACAGCCACATGGAAAAAGACTGGAATCAGAACTGCAACCGTGAATGACTTGTATGTCCGCGAGACACCGAATGCTTACGTTATGGGTTCAATCAATAAAGGAACCGTTGTTGAAATTGACGGAAAGACAAGCGGAAAGTGGACGCATGTAAAAGTTTCCGGTATCGGTATTGGCTGGATCTGGACTGGATATCTGGCAAAGGAGGGTGGCCCCGCATCCGCTACCATTACAGGAAAACAGGACAAGACACAGGTGCTTTTCAAGGGGAATGTAACCGCCACTGTGCTTAATGTGCGTACCTGGGCTGGAACTGAGTACCCGAACATCAAAAAATACCCAACTCTTAACCAGGGCAACGAAGTAGAAGTTATGAATTATACACAGAAAGATAAAAACGGCAGCAAATGGTATTATATCCGTATTGCAGGAAAGTATTATGGCTTTGTATCTGCAAAATATATTAAGAAACAGTAAAAAATATCCCGGGGTTAATTCCCCGGGACTTTCTTTTTATAATTACTGATAACATCAATGAGCCAGTTCGTCAGCACATAGAAGATATCATTAATTATTCTTTTGAATTTTTGGGAAAATGTCTAGCTGAAAACCAATCTCGTTGCCTTTCCCATAAGCATTTTTGGTATCTTTTGAGTATGTAACCTTTTCAATCAAACTCTTAAGCATTTTATTCTTCGATTCCGTGTCAAGGCTCCAATAATTATCAAGCAACTCTTCGCAACGCGGGATAAAATCCGACCGTTGTTTTATAATGTTCTCGTCATGTTTGATTTCTTCTTTTAATTTTTCTATAGTATCGGAGCATGACTGGATAGATGCGGCTATTGTTTTGGCACGTTCAAGGAAAACCTCAGTGGTATAGATACCCTGTTCGAGTAGGTCATATTGTTTTGCTTTTTGGGCGTTTAAGCTTTCCAGCTCGTTTTCTTTCTCATGTATGAGATTCTGCTTAGAAGTTATTCCGCAATCAATAGCCTTTGAAGATGTATTAATATCATTGTTTAACTTATATTCCTCCACAATCTCCCTAATTCCATCAATCACAGCTTTTTCGACTAAAGACAACTTGCTGCTTACTGTGGTGCAAGACGTATATGGACACATGAGGGTATCTTCCTGCCCGCGCTTTTGATAAGGACGGCGAACCATGGCACGACCGCATTTGCTGCAATAGACAATTCCGGAAAGCGGGTTGCGGATTGAGTTTTTTATACTGATTGGGCGAGGCGGGTTCTTTTTTCGAATTTCCTGGACGGAATTATACAGATCTTCCGATATAATAGCCGGATGCAATCCATCACAAATAAGAGTATCTTTTGATCGAGGACGTGTTTTAATTACCTGGCCATTCTGTATAGTTTTTACAGTTTTTCGCCCATTCCATCGGATTTTCCCGATGTATACCGGATTTGTTAGAATTCCCTGTATACTGGCAGGAGTCCAGTCATCGCCCAATGCAGATTCAATTCCCATTTCATTTAATTTCCGTGCAATCTTCGCAACTCCAATTTGTTCGCAGCCATCACCGGCATACCAGGTGTAGATCATTTTTACAATCTCAGCTTGAGTCGGAACAGGTCGGAGAGTATAGCCTTTTTCTTTTTCAAGTTTTACTCTTTCGTATCCGTAAGGTGGTTTGTTACCACAGTATTTTCCTTCTTTTACTGATGAGATCCTTCCGGCGTTCAGTCGGCGCTTGATGGTTTTATATTCTCTTCGGCTCATAAATAGTCCAAACTCAAAATATTCTTCATCAAATTCATTGTTTGGATCATATATTTTTGTGGGGGTAATAATTTTCGTGTCAGAATACTGGAAAGCCCTGGATACAACGCCTTGGTCGATAGTATCACCTCTGGCAAGACGCTCTACTTCGACAACCAAAACACCATCCCACATGCCGGATTCTACTTCGCGGAGGAGTTGCTGCATGACAGGGCGGTCGGCGATAGTTTCTCCAGATACCACTTCGCGGTAAATTGCGCCCACAATGTACTCTTTTTTCTTCGCAAGGTCTAACAGGATCCGTTCATGTCTGGCAAGTGTTTCACCCTCTCCATGTGCTTCAGCTTCCCGATCGGCCCTGGATTTCCTTAGATAGATGCATACTGATTCATTCATTTTATCATTCTCCTTTTTTTACTTGTGTGATAATCCAGGAGATGATATAATCATGGTGCAGGTAAGATTTTCTCCGAGATTATCTTATTTATTAAACCGGTTCCTGTTGGTCGCAGGAGTCGGTTTTTTGTGTAAAAATATAATAACATGTAACAAAACATAAGTAAATATAAAAGCTTTCAGCAAAAATCCATCTATCTTTTTTCTAACTGCAATAGTATAATATAATCAAAACAAAGGGAGGAAAGTTAACATGAAAAAGATAAGAAAATGTTTACTATTAATTATGCTTCTGGCTGGAATCAGCGTAGCAGCTCCTGTATATGCATCCAGGATCAATGTATCAATGGGAACTACAGAAGAAGGGGATTTTGTAACAAACAATGACATCATGGAGTATAGTGGAAGAGTTGTCGCGAGAAACATGTATATTGGGGATAATGCCACTTATACATTTTACGGTGATTTAACTGTTAAGGGCAATTTGTATATTTTCGGAAGTTTTTATAATTACGGAACAATTAATGTATCTGGTAATGTTTATTGCCGTAACTATTACAATAACAATGTTCTGGAAAAAAGAGCATCACATATGGTTGATGGACAAGTTGTATATTATCCAAGAGGAAATTTTTATAATAAAGGAATTGTTCATTCTAAAAGTGTCGAGGTTGCTGATCTGTACGATGTAAAAGTTCCAGTACCTACTGTAAGCGGATGCACAATCGGGCAGCATGAGCCGGGACCAGCTGCAACATGTACCACGCCACAGAAATGTACGGAATGTGGGAAAGTTCTGACAGCCGCACTAGGACATAAGCCAGGAATAAAAGCAACATGTACAAAACCTCAAAAGTGTACGGTGTGTGGAGCTATTCTTGTTAAGAGCGGAGATCACACTCCTGGAACAGAAGCAACCTGTACAGAATCACAGAAATGCATTGAATGTGGACAGGTCTTAGCGCAAGCATTAGGGCATAAATGGAGTGATTGGGAAACTGAAAAAACAGCAACCATAATGTCCAGATCAGAGATGGCTAGATATTGTTTGAGGTGCGGATCACGAGATGTTAAGTACGGAGATATTTTATCACCAACAGGAAGTGCTAATTATAAAAGTGTTATTCTGCAAAAAGGAAAAAGCACAGCTGCAGTAAAAATTACTGGTATGGCAAAAGGAGATTATTTAAAATCGGTTATTCCTAAAAATAAAAAGCTCGTAAAAATCAGCAACATCAAACAGGATGGAACATTTAAAATAACAGCTCTGAAGAAAACAGGAAAGACTACTCTTACAGCAACACTAGCAAGCGGATTTACTGTAAATATTAATCTTACCGTACAGAGCAAGGCGGTAAAAACTACTAAATTGATGGTAAATAAAGCAGTGATTAATCTGGTAAAAGGAAAAAGTTTTACTTTAAAGGCAAGTAAGACTCCATTTAATGCAGCTGATAAGATTAGTTTCAAATCATCTAATAAAAAGATTGCAACTGTAAATAAAAAAGGCAAAGTAGTTGCTAAAAAGAAAGGAACGGCTTACATCACTGTAAAAGCTGGGAAAATCAGTAAAAAAGTAAAAGTCGTTGTAAAAAATAAATCTTATAACAATAGTGATTTTATATCTTAAAAAAAATGGAACTGGGGACTTAACTCCTCAGTTCTTTTTTTGTTGGGAAATGTAGAATTTTCTCGATTTTCGTCAAATACAGCATTAATGTAAGAAAATTTGTGCAAGATTGAGATATTGTATGATTGTTATATTTAGAGTATAATATAAACTAATTTTGGAGGGATTTTATGAAAGGAATAAAAAAGCTGGTTATATTTTTTCTGTTTGGGATAATGCTCACATTTTCTGTACGCGCGCCACTGCGCGAGAGCATTGATCCGACAGATTCTGAAGTGATTATTAAGACAAGTGCCAATAATCAATACGTAATACATAATTATACACAGGAGACCATATCTGAAGAAGAAAAGCAGCCATTTGTTGTGAAGAAAAGCAACAATATTTCTGCGGAATGCAAATGTCATTTCTTTTTTAATCGTTCAAGGCAAAAGGAGGGCGTACTGTTTAAGCAGAGGGCGAGAAGTATGATCGATCCAGTCCGTTCTATATCGCTAAAAAGAGGGTATAATGAAATAAAAGAGAACAAATGTTCTTATTGTGCGATATTGGGAGGGACGGATATATGGATTACAAGAAAGAAATTATTGAGATGATAAACGGAATAAAAAAAATAGGCACATTAGAGTACCTGTACACATTCATAAAGCTATTTCTGGAGAGGTGGGGCGATTAAGCCCCACTTCTTTTTTTATTGATTAGAAAGCATGGAATCAATTAGACTTAAAACAATTTTCTGGTCGCGCTCGCTTAATAATGAGAATTTTGAAATCAGATTAAAATCTTCTCTCGCCTGTTCGGAAGTGTCTTTTCTGGCACGTCCTACATTAAATCCCATCAACCACGATTCCGAGACATTTAATGCCATTCCTAAGACAACCAGTTTTTCTTGACTGGGTTCTGTCTTCCCAGAAACGTACTGGCTAATATCCGACTTATTCATTTTCACATTGTATTTCTTACAGTATGGAAGAACGAGATTAAGAATATCAACCTGTCTCAGATTGCGTTCGTCCATCAATGTTTTAAATCTTTCTGATGAACTAACCTTTTCCATTATATTATTCTCCTTTCGCTTTCTGATGATAATATATCACATATTAAACAAAAGTTCAAGACTTAAAACATTAAAGTTAAAAATATTGAAAATATGTATTGACATAATGAAAACGCAGTGTTATATTATAATTAGTTCAAAACATTGAACTAGAAAGGAGTGTGAAATATGGCATTTGATTACAGTAAGCTCAAAGGAAGAATCATTGAAAAATATGATAGTCAGAGTTCCTTTGCAAATGCTATGAAGTGGTCGGAACGTACATTATCACTGAAACTCAACGGAAAGCTGTTTTGGAAGCAGTCAGATATTTGCAAGGCAGTCAATCTGTTAGAACTTTCTGCTGATGATATACAAGACTATTTTTTTAAAGAAAAAGTTCAAAGTTCTTAACTAGAAAGGAGCAAAGTTTATGAGCAAAAAGAAGAAAAAGAAAAAGGCTTCTAAGATGGTGCGAACATCAAAGAAACCTATTTCCTTAACATGTTTGATTAATAAAAAACCTATTTGCCAGATGGATATTTTTCGTTGAATGCTTCTAATGCGGATTCATAAGCATTTATGTATTCTTCGAAATAATCGACGGTTACATGAGTTTTGCCAGCATCAACTTGAGATTGACGTTTTAAATGGCAAGCATCAATGCAAACTGCAATGGCTAAATCATGTGCGCGTTTTTCATTATCAGTCATTCTTGCACCTCCTTTCCAAAGGAGAGTATAACACGAAAATTTATCAGCAGAAAGGAGAAAGGCGTGAAAAAATCAACCAGGAAAAAGATCCGTTCTCTTGAAAAGAGAATATCAGATATTGAGTCACAACTTCAATGTCCGCAAGCTACTTTTACATGTCAATTGGTTACTCCAAACGACATTTTAGCCCAGATTCTTCAAGAGAGTCAATATCAAGATCATAAATATGAGATTCGAGCTAATCTGAATGGCAAGACATTATTCGAGAAGAAGACGGAAAGTTTTTTCTTAGAATAATCTGGAGCAAGAATCAGATAAGAAAGAAACTGCAACTTCACAGTAATTAAAGAGGAGGAAGAAAATGAAGAAATTTGAATTAACATCAGAAACCAAAATTAACATTTTCGGAAAGAAACTTTTCCGAATCAAGGCGCTCGTTTCATTTGGAGTTGTAAAAACTGGAGAAACTGGCGGATGGGTAGAAAAAGAAGAAAATGTAAACCAGTCCGGCGATGCATGGGTGTTCGGCAATGCAGAGGTGTCCGGCAATGCAAGGGTGTTCGGCAATGCAGAGGTGTTCGGCAATGCAAGGGTGTTCGGCAATGCAAGGGTGTCCGGCGATGCATGGGTGTTCGGCAATGCAGAGGTGTTCGGCAATGCAGAGGTGTCCGGCAATGCAGATTACACAACTATTCATGGATTCGGTACTCAATTCCGCACAACTACATTCTTCAGATGTAAGGACAAACAAGTTAAAGTGTCTTGCGGCTGCTTCTATGGAACAATTCCAGAGTTCCGTGAACAGGTGAAAAATACCAGAGATGGAAAAATCGCAGAAGAATATCTGATGATTGCTGATCTCATGGAGAAACATTTCGCAGAAGAAGCAAAATAACAGAAACATCATAATCTATCGTAGAAAGGAGAGATTCTTATGGCAGTAATTAAAACAATAAAAAATGAATCTGGCGGGGTAATCAGAATACATGATGATTACTGCAAGGACAATACACATGAAGACAATCAAAGGATTGTCGATGAATGTTCGAGAATTATCTTGGACTACTACAGAAGAAAAGCAAATTTGGCATAAGCGCCCCGGAGGGAGCCGACACCTCCACCCCGGAGCAGTAAGCCACTAAACCAACCTTAGTGGATACAGGTAAATTATAATCCTCTATCCGCTAAAAGTCAATATAAGCGATAAGCGAGAGGAAAATAATATGGAAAATAAAAAAAATGCAACAAACAACGAAAAGATTACATGGAACGATTTGGAAACAATGCTAGCTACCGAAATCGTGAAAAAAGCAAAGAGAGAGACTAAGAAGTGGTTCAGTGCATGGCTTTTGACTGCCGCGCTGTTAATCATTACTAATATCTTTTGGTATATTGCTTACAGTCTGTAATCTTTTTTTCTTTTTGGAGGGGAAAGAATGAAATCACCTAGACAGAACAGAAAGGATATTGTAGTCAGTGTGATTATCGGGATCCTGTTTACTTTTCTTCCGGTGTGGATGTGGGAGAAGAGCTTGCAGCAGGTCCTGGCAGGCATTGTATTTGCGCTGTTTACGTATTTAGCACTGCTTTAAGAAAGGAGAACGAAAATGTTTGAAAAAGAAATCAAAGAGCTTTTTGAATTAGCATGGAGAGTTTCAAACGAAACAGATTATTTTGTTTCGTTTTACATCACTTCGCACGTGCATCTTTGCGATATCGACATTATGAATTCAAAGTGGGATCCGAACAGGAAAAAGGATGGAAATTACACAATCTACTTTGATAGTAAACTGCTTAAGAAGGAATCAGCTGAGCAGTGCAAACTTGCAAAAGCACATCTTCTTAGACTCTTAATAGATGGGAGGTGTCCGCTAAATGTTGAATCAGATGGAGTTGAAGCTCCTGCCGACAATGGAACTGATAACAACGGTGAACGAGCTTCTGGGTGAGCTGGACAGGCGGGAAGCGTACATTCTTGATTGGGAGAACCCGGACATGTATCTGAACCACCTCGAATATCACTGTGCCGGCGGAGCATTTTCGAATGGTGAAAAAAATCCGGTGAGAGGGGATGGATCCGACAATGTGTATTGCTTTTTTGAGGCGGTGTAAACATGGAAGAACGCATTAATGAGATTGTTAGATTGATTGACACCCAGCTTGCTATTGTGCCAGATAATCCGATAGAGGAATCATACAAGGCAAGGACATTGGCAAGCTACGTACAAGCCTTAAATGGGCTTTTAACGGCTCAAAAATCATATAAGGAGGAAAGTATTAGTGAGTGAATTTGAAATCCGTATTCCGGCAAGGAAGAAGCAGCCGGCAACCGATAAGGACAACCCGGTCGTGAAAGTATCAACAGGTGCTTACAATGCACTGGTTGAAATCTATAACGAATCAACCTTATCAATGAAAGATATCGCAAGTTTACTGATCGTTGAGGGCAGCAAGCATGTAGTTTATGACAAGGAGGAATGACTTATCGCAACACCCGTATTAATTATAGGAAAATCTGGTTCTGGCAAAAGTACCAGTCTTAGAAACTGTCAAAACAAAAACTGGAACCTTATCAGAGTATTAAACAAGCCACTTCCATTCAAGGGGAAAATTGACGGATGGTTTACAGATGATTACCAGCAGGTAATGAAGTGCCTGATTGCATCAAAAGCTGATTCTATTGTGATTGATGATGCTGGATATCTTATCACCAACCACTTTATGAGAGGACATGCTTCTGCCGGAAAAGGTAATGCAGTATTTTCACTTTACAATGACATTGGTGATTATTTCTGGAATCTGATTCAGTTCATTGTGACAAAGGTTCCAGAAAGCAAAGTCGTATATCTTATGATGCACGAAGATAAGGATGATTCTGGAGACGTAAAACCAAAGACAATAGGAAAGCTTTTGGATGAAAAAGTTTGCGTAGAGGGCATGTTTACAATAGTTCTCCGCTGCATTGAAGAAAGTGGAAAACATTTATTTGTCACTCAGGCAAGTCAGGGAGCTGTCAGCAAATCACCAATTGGTATGTTTGATTCACTGACCATAGACAATGATCTGGCAGCAGTAGACAAGATTATTAGAGATTATTACGAATTAGGAGGAGCAGACAATGCAGAAACCAAATAGCTATGATACAACACAGGCAGCAGGAGAATTTGAACCTATTACACTCGGCGGACACAAGATGGTAATTAAGCAGGTATCAGAGAAAAAATCCCAGGGCGGACTTGATATGCTTGTTATCTTGTTTGATTTTGCAGATGGAGACGAGCAGGCAGGTTACTTTATGAAGCAGTTTGAGAACGATATTCGTCCAGACAAGAAATATCCGAATGCCGGTACAAACTACATGGTTATTGACGAGAGTGTAGAGTATGGTGTCCGTAACCTTAAAACATTTATCACATGCGTAGAAAAGTCAAATCCGGGATTTGCTGTTAAGTGGGGTGACAACTTCGGACAGCAGTTTAAGGGAAAACTGATCGGCGGCATCTTCCGTCTGGAGAAAGACTGGTACGACAATAAAGAAGTAAAACGTCACAAGCTTGCACGGTTCCGCAGTGTGGAAGGAATTAAGGACGCAGATATCCCAGAAGAACGCACCACAAAAGCCTATGACGATCATCTGAAGGAAGAAGCTATCATGGTAGCGAATCCGGCAGGTACGGACTTCATGAGTATTCCAGACAGCGTGGCAGATGATGTCCTTCCGTTCAATTAAAAGGATGTGTTTTTAATGGTTATACAAGCAGACACAAGAGAACACAAAAAGGAATGGGAACGGATTCAAAAACAGTTTGATGACCTTGGAGTGCAGTATTTCAGATCAAAGTTATATTGTGGAGATTATCAGTCGCTTGACAACGCAAAGCTCTGTATTGACCGTAAGAAGGATTTACAAGAGCTATGTGGAAATGTCTGCCAGCAACACGAAAGATTAAAGGCAGAGCTTATCAGAGCCCGTGAAGCAGGTATACAGCTAATTATTCTTTGCGAACATGGGCCAGATATCAAGAGTGTAGGTGACGTGTATTTCTGGGAGAATCCAAGGAAACATAAAGTTATCTGGAAGACAGTAAACGGTAAAAAGGTTAAGACTGTAATATCGGACAAGGCTGTTGATGGTTGCCAGTTGTACAAATCTCTTTGCACGATCAGAGATAAATACGGTGTCCGATTTGAATTCTGTACAAAAGAAGAAACCGGGCGGCGAATCGTGGAGCTGCTATCATGACAAAAGAAGAAATTAAACAGTCAGTGAAAATGCCGGAAATTCTTTCCAGGTATGGATTAAAACCGAACAGAGCGGGATTTATATGTTGCCCTTTTCACAAGGAAAAGTCAGCGTCATGCAAGATTTACGATGATTCCTTTTATTGTTTCGGCTGCGGAATCGGCGGCGATGTGTTTGATTTCGTGATGCAATACGAATCCGTCCCTTTTAGCACTGCATTTATCGAGCTGGGTGGTACTTATATCTCTAAAAAAGGTAAAAGTCGTAACCAGATCAGACATGAAATGCGGGATATAAAAGCAAAAAAATACAATCCCGTTCAGGTCCCAAACGAGCTTGAGCAGGTAGAAAAGAACATACTCATGTACGAAACAGCACTAAAAACGTTCCCTCCTGATTCAGAAGAGTGGTATATGTGCCAGTTCAACCTTGAAAAAGAAAGAAGCAGATATGAAATATTGTCAGCTAAGGCAGGAGGTGAGAAGCATTCTTGAAAATATTGAAAATTTGCAAGCAAATGATTTTATGCAGAAACAGTTATATGAAGAACTTTTTTCAATAAAAAATAAAATTGACCGTTCGGAAGCTAAATTTAAGTTAATGGACAGAGCGAAGAGCTTAAGAGTAAAAAGCATAGCCGAGGAATTCATAAAAGAATTCCAGAAAGCAGAACAGGACAAAGAAAAGGAAGAAAAAGCAAATCGTTCTTTGCAAACTGTAGAAAATATTACAAATTTTTATGAGGATGATATTGGAAAAGAATATCCTAACATGGCTTGCGGAAGCTGGATAGCTACAGAAAACGGAATATTTTCTTCTGAGACATCCAAGGCAAGGGAACTTGTGTGCCACCATCCAATAATGCCAATCAAAAGATTAAAGAATCTTGAAACCAATAAGGAACAGATAACCATAGCTTTTAAAAGAGATGGACTTTGGTCTGAAATGACTGTTCCTAAAAGCAATATAGCTTCGACACAAAAAATTGTCGAGCTTGTTGATTATGGAGTTCAAGTTAATGCGGAGAATGCAAAACTCCTCATAAAATATTTATCTGATGTAGAAATGTATAATGCCGATATGATAGACATACAACGTTCTACGAGTAAGCTTGGGTGGCATGGTGATGTATTTGTCCCGTACGATCTTTCAATTGTTTTCGATGGCGAATACCGCTTTAGAACGCTATTCCAGAGTATACAGGAAGGTGGAGATTACTACAAGTGGGTGACGTTAGCTAAGGAACTGCGATCATGTGGGCGGTTAGAACCACGAATAGCACTGGCAGCATCTTTTGCAAGTGTTCTTATACATCCACTTAATGCACTGCCATTCATCGTAGATTTCTATGGGCAGACAGGTGGAGGCAAAACGGTGACCATTAACATAGCCGCTTCTATCTGGGGGGATCCTGCTCCAGGAGCTTATGTGGGAAATTTCAGAGCAAGCGATACAAATTTGGAAATTCGTGCAGATATGCTCAATAGTTTGCCGATGGTGTTAGATGATTCTAAAAACGCATCTAAGTACGTGCAGGATAACTACGAATCATTGATTTATAATCTTTGCGCCGGGAAAGGAAAAGGGCGTTCAAACAAAGATCTTGGTGTTGCAGAAGAAAAAACTTGGAATTGTGTCACTATCTGCAACGGCGAGAATCCTATTTCAGAATTTGCGGATTCCGGTGGAGCAATCAACAGAATTATTGAAATTGAGTGCTGCGAAGATATTTATGAGAATCCAGCAGAAATTAATAGCACTGTAATGAAAAATTATGGCTTTGCTGGAAGAGTATTTGTTGGAAATCTTAAAAAATTTACACCGGATGAGTTAAAAGAAATGAAGTCTGAGATTGAAAAGGGCTTTGATGGATATAATTTTCCGGCAAAACAGGTCATGGCTATATCTACTCTTCTGTTGGCGGATAAATTAGCTACAGATTTCATATTTAAGGATGGACGTGAGCTGACAGTCGAGGATGTTGTGGACATACCTACACGCAAGAAAGACGTATCGGAAGGACAGAGATGCTATGAATTTATCATCGAAAGTCTTTCTGTGTACGGGCAGCACTTTGATGCGCAATTCAGTTGCGATCAGTGGGGATTTAAGGAAACACCAGATGAGTATGGAGATGTATATGTATATTTTTATCCGAAACCTCTTGAAAATCTCCTAAGGAACAACGGATTCTCCAGAAAAGCCTTTTCAGCATGGGCGATTAATCGAGAATTAATTAAGCATACGGGAAAAAGGGATACGGTAATAAAAAGAGATGGGGGAAGCGTAATGAGACTTGTTGCTGTAAAGATTATTGATATAAAAGATCTTGAAGACGAACAAGAAAATGAGCATGTTGAAGCTGATTTTATACCTGCTAATACTGGAACAAGTGTTCCGTTTTCATGATTTGTAACCATGTAACCATGTAACCCGCGGAAAAGCATGTGTATAGGGAATAAAAAAATATATAAAAAAATCATATATACATTGCAATCTCCTATAGGAAAACCTTGGTTACATTGGTTACACGGTTACACAACTCTGAAACCCGCATAAAATAAGGGTTTGCGGTGTAACCAAGGTGGTTGAAAAGTTGGTTACACATTGGTTACAAAAATAAAATGATTATACAAATTAAAAAAATAAAATTAAATTGCATGAAAATTCAGATTGTTACAATTGGTTACTAAGGCATAAGGAGTGGTTACAAAAATGGAAAAAGAGAAGCTTAATAAAAAACAGCGGTACGCATTGGACACAATGTTGTCTGGTAGTAATGTTTTCCTTACAGGAGATGCAGGAACAGGTAAAACAACGGTTATCCAAACGTTTATTGATGAGGCGGAAAAAGCTGGTAAAAGTGTTCTGGTATCTGCTACTACCGGAATAGCTGCGGACAATATCGGATACGGAGCGACTACCGTGCATCGTGCATTGAATATCTCAATCAAATTTGAGGACTACAAGAAAAAAGTGAAATCCAGAGCTGAACTGTTGGAGGAAGCGGATATCCTTATTATTGACGAAATCAGTATGTGCCGGTTTGATCTGTTTAATATGATTGCGAAGATAATCATCACGGAGAACGAAGAAAGAGCCGTTGGCAGACTTCTGGGCGGAGAGGATAAAGAAGACGTTCAGCTTATCGTAATCGGGGATTTCTACCAGCTTCCACCAGTTATCACGACAGATGATCGTAAAATCCTCTGCCGGATGTATGGATCTGATTATGGAAAGGGTGGAAAGTACGAACACGGATATGCTTTCATGTCTGAATACTGGAAAGAAATGGGGTTTGAATATATCAAACTTGATGAGGTATGCAGGCAGAATGATGAGGGATTTAAGTATGTGCTGAATGATATTAAATATGGCAACAATATTAGAAAATCCATTGCATATCTGGAGAATAACGAATCAGACAAGGTTATACCAGAAGCACCATTCCTGGTTGGAACAAATGCTGAAGCTGATCGGATTAATAATACTTTCCTCGGGAAATTGGATAAAAAGATTGAAAAAGTGTTCCATGCAGCAGTTGACGGGGATCTGACATCTGCTGATATCAAGAACATTGCATTTGCCAGAGAGGACTTAATTCTTAACATCGGTGCAAAAGTGATGATTACAGTCAATGATCTGTCCGGAAATTACGTAAACGGAACAATCGGTATTATCCAGAAAATTGTGGATAACGGAGAATTTGAAGAATCCTATCTGGTTATCAAGACTGATAAGGGTAAAACAGTTAACTTGTACAGATACAGTAAAGACATTGAGAAACAGGTTATCGAGGAATCTGAACAAGAAAAGGATGGTCAGAAGATCATGAAAGAGAAGATTGTCCGTAAGAAAGTTGGATCATTCTCTCAGTTCCCGGTAAAACTTGCCTGGGCGATCAGTATTCATAAATCACAGGGACAGACATTTGAAAAGATTAATATTGATCCTTGTTGTTGGGATCCTGGACAGTTCTATGTGGCTGTTTCCCGGGCAAAATCCGCTAATGGCATACATTTTATCAGACCGATAAAACAGAGCTATATAAAGGCGTTTAGCAAAGATAACGAGCGACTTCTTGAACAGAGTTTTGAGGTAGAAGAAGGTGTATAAGTATGAGAGTGACGCATGAGCAGATACCGAACACCATAAAGTTTTTACAAATAGACTTTCCGGCACTGGTCCTTCAAACTGCCGGAATTGAAGAAAGAGACGAATACTGGCAGCAGGTAGTTGAGCAGATACACGTTGTATCGGACAAATATAATAAAAACGGCTTTGTGGATCACATGCTTACAGCCTATGCGGATTATCTAGACAAGATGCATAAGAAAGCTAAAAATCTGAACAAGGAGAAAACCAATGAACAAAATGAAGGAGTATGAGCGAGGAAGAGAGGATGGTCTTGGTTTGGCGCTCAGAATCGTTAGAGATGGCGGTATAGAAGCGCTTGAGAGGGAAATAAAATTCCGGGGCATTACAGGAGTACATACCTCTTTAGCCAGTAAGGACCTGGATAAAGCAGCGCAGAAGATTAAAGAAATGGCACTTGATACATTTACAATCCTTGGAATTGCCGTTTTGCATGATGATTTCGGATTTGGACAGAAACGCTGCCAGAAGTTTATGGACGGCATGGACAGGGGGGCTGATTATCTGATGGATGATATGGCAACCTGGGAGGATTACAGAAGATCAATCAAAGAGGAGCTGAATCTTGATTTGAGATTCCGTATTAACGGTTAGAGGTGAAATAAATGGACATGAACAAAAGCGAATTTATCCGTTGTGCTGAATTGAGCAATTACGGAACAAAGAAGGAAGCAGAGGAATACGCAACAGCTAATCCAAAAGAAAATTATGATATCGATGATTTTATTGAATTATATCATAATAACCAGAAGGAGTATCGGAATGGATATCATAAAGGGTTACATGAAGCTTATGGAGTAAATGGACGTACAACAGCTATGAGGAATGGAATAAAGGGCAATAGCAGTGGATTACAAGATTGGGGGTAATGACCATGGGAAAATACAATACAGAGCGCAAACACAAAGAGGGACAGGAGATGTATAAATCAGTATATCATTTTATTCTGAAATATTACCGTAAACACCGCTATATGCCGTCCACAAGAAATATTGCAGATGGATTAGATATTTCAATGGCTACTGCCAGAAAACACTTTAATTTGCTCTTAGACAATGGATTGCTTGTTAGTGAGGATCCGACAGAGCAGAGGGCGTATAGATTGAGTTATTCAAAGGTAGAGACCGATTAATCATGTACCAACCGCACAATAGCGTGTCAGTTGCTTACATGGGGAAAGTGAGGATGGAAATGAACTACGAACACTGTAGATGCAAATGCGGTGGAATTATAGGGCAATACAGTAAAGTGAAAGGATTCACCTGTGAAAGATGCAATAAAGAGTATCAATTATCAGAGCTAAAATTTGATTGGATTGCATCGAACGAAAAGACAGGATGGCTGTTTCCGATGTTGAATAAGGAGGACGCAAAATGTTAATCAGAAGTCAGGATAAAACAGCACTGGTAAAGTTTGAAAACATTGTAGTCAATCTAAAACTCCCAGATTCATTGACTGTTATATGTTGGAGTTTGCAGGATGCACAGAGAAGTGAAGGATATTTTATTTTAGGAAAATATTCCACCAAAGCAAAAGCCATGAAAGTACTGGATATGATTCAGGAAGCCTATGTAAATGGACATATTGATTATCAGATGCCAGATGATAGTGAGGTGGTTGTATGAAGTACAGAAAGAAGCCAGTTGTAATTGATGCAGTACAGTGGACTGGTACAAACCATCGAGAAATGTTCGATTTTCTGACGGACTATCAGTGTGTAGATCAGTACATGTCGGCAGAAGGTAAGAATTTCTATATTGACCATTGGAAGGTTCCAGGCGGTCTGGTTATTAAGACATTAGAGGGTGAACATCTGGCAAATATTGGTGATTATATCATCCGCGGCGTTCACGGTGAATTTTATCCATGTAAACCAGATATATTCAGAGAAACTTATGAGGAGGTGGAAGTATGAAAAGATCTGAAACAACAAAATTTCTTAGCCAATTGCTGGAAAAAAGCTGTTTTTCTGGACCAGGTAAATACTGGGCTAGAGAAGTAAGCCTTGATTATGACTACGCAGCAGGAAAGCCAAGAAGAGTAGATTACATGCAGTTTATTCCGGAAAACCAGTGTTCTATCTCAGCAATCGAAAAAGGAATATTTACATGCTATGAAATCAAAAGCTGCAAAGAGGATATTTACAGCGGAAATGGATTGAATTTTATTGGCGAAAAAAACTATCTTATAACAACAATGGAGTGCTACAAAGAGATTTTACCTGATTTAAAAAATGGAAAATTTGCCCAACATATACGTGAGAATTTTCCGGAATGTTACGCGGAAATAGGTAACATGGGAGTAATGGTTGCAGTTCCGTATCAGAGAGAGGTTGCCGAAGAATTCGAAAACCCAACACCACTAGATGGAGATGTAGAAAAATGGAAATTATCGGTGGCTATAAAGTGTAAACACAATGGATCAAGAAAAAGATCCATGACGGAACTGCTATTTTGCATGGTAAGAAGCGGACATTGAGAAAGGATGAGATAATATGATACATATCAAAGACAGATTAATGCAGTACAAGGATAAATATTCGGACTGCTACAAATACGCTGGGGTACATGTCAAAGTTATTCAAGATATGATTGAGCAGCTTCTGGCCGATTTGGAGCAGGACGAGAAAGAAAATGGGTGGATTCCGGTAAAATATCATCAGATATCAGAAAAAGAACGTGCGGAAGAATTCATTTCAAGAGATATACATTATATGCTTGACTGCAAAATGCCAGATGATGGACAAGAAATATTGGTTACTAACGGAGAAACAACATGGCAAGATACAAGCTTTATTGATTGTGACGGATATTATCTTGATAGCAATTATGATTGGATTGATATTACGGCATGGCGACCACTTCCAGAACCATACAAGGAGGATGAGCTATGATTACATTCATATTAGGATTCACCCTTGGAACCATAGTCGGAGTAGTTGGTCTTGTATGTGTAGCGATCATGTACGATAAGCACCACCCAGACAAATAGAAAGGAAAACGGTATGCTGACAAGGAATAAAAAGCTGAAAGACTATGGTATTCCGGCAGAGGACATAGAAAAACTGAATACGATGCTGAAAGACTTCCCGGCAGAGTACGGATACCTGCTTTCCAGTGCTGCCTTGTCAGCTTGCCCGAAAAACACGGTGATAGCGGATATGGTTATCGAGAATATCTTGCACCGGAAAAGTTACAGGAAGATCAGCAGAGAAAGATATATCCCGATGAACCCGAAAGACTTCTACGGATACAGACGCAAGACCGTCGCTGTACTGTATGAGAGAATGCGGTTGTTAGGAGTGTGGGAGGAAAAATAAATGAAGTTAATTGATTTAATAGCAGCAACTGGCAGTGATCCTGAAAGCGATATAAAAATCCAGATATGTCACCCAGGAAGAAGATGGGGTGATTACGATACATTCAACGCCGGTTCAAAGCTGCTGAAACCATTTTATGGCTTAGAAATAAGTTGCCTTTCGGCAATAGAAATGGATGTGATCAGAGTTGATTTGATTTTTGATGAGAAAGAAGGTTGTGATTGAATGAGAGAAATCCTTTTTAAGGCAAAGCGGAAAGACAACAGCAAATGGATTAAGGGATATTATCAGAAAAGATATGACCTTTTAAGCAACGAAGAGCATTTAATCTTTCACGCTGATAGTTATAACGTATGGGAATATGCGGAAATTATTCCTGAAACCGTCTGCCAGTTCACGGGGCTTTGTGACAAGAACGGTAAGAAGATTTGGGAAAATGACATTCTGATGGCAAACTTGGACGAATCCTACCCAGAGGATGTGACATATAAAACTGTTGAATGGGGTGTTGCAGGATGGGTAACACATGAAGCTAATAGCATAGACAGACAGTATCTTGATGAGTTTGATCTGGAACATTTTGAAGTTGTTGGAAACATTTTCGACAATCCAGAATTATTACAGGAGGAATCAGATGAGTAAATCAGTGTTAGTGATAGATACACCAGAGAATTGCTATGATTGCCCGTTCGGAACTGAATATTGTGGAAATCTTGAATATGAGGGATGCTGTGAATTAGCTGACTGTTTAGATTATGATGCAATTCTGATGACAGAAGAACATTATGATTGCGAAAGCAAATCAAGACCTGATTGGTGTCCGCTTATGGATTTGCCAGAGAAAGACAATGGAGATTATCCGGCTAACAAATCTGATGCAGGATTTGTAGAAGGCTGGAATCAGTGTATTGATGAGATTACAGGAGGAAATTCTGATGATTGATTTAACAGGAAAAAACATATTTGTAAGAACGCAGGAAGAGCATTTGAAAGTTATGAAAATGGCAAAATTACAGGGATTTAAGTGGGCAGGAGGAAATCATTTAAATGCACTGAATATTCCGATTCCGAATATGTTAAAATTTTACGATGACAAAAATGTAACTTATTACACTGATGATAAGCCATTGTATGAAGCATCCGAAATTGTTGCGTGCGAAGAAAAGATTAAGGAAGCAATAGCTCACGTTAAGTATTTTTCTGACAATAAATATAGAATGTCATTAACAGATAAAGTTATTGAATCAATGTTATTACTTGCAGATACTGTAGAAAGTCAGATGGAAGAGGTGAAATAGATGAGTAAGAAAGTGAAGTGCTGTGAGTGTGCTTCTTTTTTAGGCTGGGCTTTGCCTGAGCGAGTAGATAAAGATAACTACGAATGCGCCAAAAGAGTTTTTAAATTGGCTTCTACTACAGGAATATGTGGATACAGCATGAAAACCAAACAGATGACACATGAGCAGTATTGCAAACGATTTGAAAAGAATAAATATTTAGAGCAGGAAAGTGAACTTTTTAAACAGGAAATTTTGAACCTTAAAAATGCGATTGCAGAGTATGAAAAAGAAAATTTTGTGGAAGTAGACGAATCGTGGAAAGCTCATTTTATGAGAAAATTTCAAGAGGTGAAGTAGATGGAGAGATTAACAGATTACTCAGACGATGAATGCACATATATCATTGGCGTTGGGAATAAAACTTGCGAAGAATTTTGTAAATACGTAGTAGATGGATGCAGGAATTGCTATATCCAACAAGTGTTTAAAAAACTTGCCGACTACGAGGACTTAGAAGAACAGGGCTTGCTCGTAAGATTACCGTGTAAGGTTGGAGACACGGCTTATAGAGTGAATGCCGGAGCCAAGCAACCGATTATTCCGATGACTGTTTTAGAAATTCATTTTCTTTGTTACAAAAATGAACGTGCTGTAAGGTTTGACGCAATAGGAAAAGAAGATATGGGAGAAAGTTGCTACCGTTTAGAAGATATTGGAAGAATAGTATTTCTCACCCACGAGGAAGCTGAGAAGAAGCTAGAGGAGATGAAGAAGAATGATTGATAGTTTAATAGCATTTACATTTGGAATAATATTCGGATCATTTGGCACTATTTTCTTGGTTGCACATTTTGGTGGCAAGCGTAAATAGAAATAAAAAGGAGTGATGATATGCGTACCAGGCAAAAGTCACTTGTCGATTTTGGCGTATATCCAGAAGATATTAACCGTTTAAAGGATATATGCCAGAAAGCTACACCAGAGCAGAGACACGATATTTTACACTGCTGCATAAGTTCTTGTCCTCCAGGCATTGAGCTTTTAGTGTATGAATCTATTGTAACAAACAAATCCTATGACCGTATCATGAAAACGAAATACATACCGGCAAAGCGAGACGATTTCTACGCATACAAGCGCAAGGCAATGGCTATGTTTTATGATACTCTAAGAAAACTAAGAGAAATATAATACTACAATTAATATTAAAATGTGGGGACAAATTTTTCTGCCATGTATGGTAATATAGTATATATCTATGACTATATGCCATATGTGGCAGTTTTTTGTGAGGTGATAATGTGGCAAACTTAAAAGCAGTTATGAGAAAACTTCAAAAAGCTATATTATCTACTGGATTAATTATAAAAATTGGAACATCACAATTCTACAGCCATGAGCAGGAACGATTGATTACAATAACAATTATATCAACACCTACACTTCACCTCACAAAAAGGGGTGAATGGAAAAATTGCGATTACGAAATACTCCGAACTGCATCCCAGTATGATGTGGTAATGTGCCTAAAAGAAATATGGGAGGCGGTCAGAAAATGAGGATAGACAGAGGTGATTAGATGGACTTGACGCCTAAACAGAAAGCGTTTGCAGATGAATATATAAAGAATGGCGGAAATGCATCTGATGCCGCAAGAAAAGCTGGGTATAGCGAGAAAACAGCATATTCAATGGGACAACAGAACTTGAAAAAACTTGAGGTTTCTTCCTATATAGCTGCAAAACAGTCTCTCATCGAAAAACAAAAAGGTACTGATATCATGTCTCTGGCAGAAATTCAGCAACGCCGTTCCATGATCGCAAGAGGTGAGCTGACTGATTCATTCGGATTTGCTCCAGATTTCTCCGATCAGCTGAAATCTATGAATGATCTGGAAAAGACACTTGCTATAAAAGAAGCCAGAGAAGAGCAGCGGAAAGCAGAAGAAAAAGCCAGATTACAAAGTGAATATCATATTGATCTGGATATTGTCCCGGACGTATTTCATAAAATGATTAGAGATATCCGGAAAAAGAAACATAGCGAATACATTCTCCCCGGCGGGCGTGGATCCATGAAGTCATCGACAATATCATTGATTATACCGGAACTGCTGAAGAATAATCCGAACATGCACGCTCTGATTCTGCGAAAAGTCGGAAATACTATCAAAGATTCTGTTTACGCTCAGATGAAATGGGCGATTGATAAATTAGATCTAAATGAGGAATTTACCTGTAAAGTATCTCCCATGGAGATTACATATAAGCCTACTGGGCAGAAGATATACTTTCGTGGTGCTGATGATCCGTTGAAGATTAAGTCTATCAAGCCGGAGTTTGGTTATATCGGCATTGTCTGGTTCGAGGAACTTGACCAGTTTGCCGGCCCGGAAGAAATACGAAATATTCAGCAGTCTGCTATCCGAGGTGGAAATGAAGCATATAAGTTCAAGTCGTTCAACCCGCCTAGGAGCAAGAATAACTGGGCGAATGAATATACAGCAGAAGCAGAAGAAAAAGATGATAGCGCACTGGTTGTGCATAGTACATATCTTAATCTTGACATTGAACAGGAATGGCTTGGAGATATATTCCTTGCAGATGCTGAACATCTAAAAGAAGTGAACCCAGATGCTTACGAAAATGAGTATCTAGGAAAAGCCAACGGAAATGGTGGAAATATCTTTGAATACATCGAAGAAAGAACTATCACGGACGAAGAAATTAGTCACTTTGATAGAATCTATCAGGGCAATGACTGGGGATGGTTCCCGGACCCGTATGGATTTATTAGATTATATTATGATTCTGCCAGAGAAACAATATACTTCATTGATGAAATATATGAGAACAAAAAATCAAATGAATGGACTGCAAAAGAAATTAAACGGCGTGGTTACGATGATTACACGATTACAAGCGATAGTGCAGAACCTAAGTCAGTAAATGATTACAGAGATTTCGGATTGCCTGCTAGACCAGCAATTAAAGGACCGGGAAGCATTGAATACTCCATGAAGTGGCTGCAAAGAAGAAAGCTTGTGTTTGACCCTGCCAGAACTCCGAATGCAAGAAAAGAGTTTAAAAAGTATGAATACGAGCGAGACAAAGATGGAAATATCATCAGTGGCTATCCAGATAAAGATAATCATCTGATTGATGCAACCAGATACGCCACAGAATCAATGTGGACCAGACGAGGTAACAGTGCATAATGGGACTTATAACAACGCTAAAAAGGTGGTTTAACATGATATTCAAAAAACAAGCCGAAGAGGACTTTAATATCCAGGCAGCAGAATTCCAAGAGATGGAAGCGCTGATTAACCGGTGCGCGAACATTTACAGGGGAGTACCGGAATGGATAGATGACAAGAATAATATCAAGACGATTAATTTTGCTAAATCTGTGTGTTCAGAAACAGCTCGGCTCGCAACACTGGCGATTGGCATTCAGATTGACGGTTCCGCAAGGGCTACGTGGCTACAGGAGCAGATAGACAAGGTATATTTCCAAATCCGGCACTGGGTAGAATATGGCTGTGCTTACGGAACCGTGTTCATTAAGCCGAACGGCGAGAGCCTTGATGTATTTACACCGGCAGACGTGATGATTGTAGATTATAACAATCAGGAAATCAAAGGGATTATATTTAAGGATTCTTATACTGTCGGAAGAAAATACTACACAAGGCTCGAATATCATAGATTTGTCGAGACCACCGTGGACGGAGTGACAACCTATCCATATTATGTTTCAAACAGAGCTTATGTATCAAAATCTCCTCAAAGCATCGGAGACAAGATTGACCTCAAACAAACCAAGTGGGCTGATCTTATGGCAGATACACCGCCGATTCTCAAAGTAAACGGTGAGAAACTGGACGGACCATTGTACGGAGTACTTCGGACACCACAGGCTAACAATGTGGATATTAGCACGCCACTGGGACTTCCGATATTTGCGGAAGCTATAGAAGAATTAAAAGACCTGGACATTGCATACAGCCGAAATGCAAAAGAAATCCTTGATTCTAAGCGGACTGTTCTAGCAGATGACAGATTGTTGATGCCGAGTGGTTCACCTGTCTCCGCTATGACACCACAGGCAATGGAACATAGATGTTCAGAAATGAGCTTGCCGGATTATGTAAAAAATGTATTCGGACAGGATGAAAAAGAGTTTTACAAGGAAATCAATCCAATTCTCAACACAGATACCCGTATAAGCGGCATAAATGCCCTTTTAAGCCAGTTGGGATATAAGATTGGATTCTCTAACGGGTACTTTGTTTTTAACGAATCTAGCGGCATTCAGACAGCTACAGGAGTAGAAGCGGAACAGCAGAGGACAGTGCAGTTCATTAAAGATGTGCGTGACAAACTGGAATCCTGTCTGGACGAAGTTATTTACGCATTGAACGTTTACGCTGATCTGTACGGACTTGCACCTGTTGGAGCCTATAAAGTAAATTATGACTTTGGCGATATTCTGTATGTGCGTGAAAACGACCGTGCAAGATGGTGGCAGTATGTGACCACTGGCAAGATTCCGTTCTGGTACTATCTGGTAAAATTTGAAGGATTTAGCGAAGAGGACGCGAAAGCTCTCGCAGAAGAAGCGAATAAGGAAAACAAAGCAAGTGGATTATTTGGGGATGAATAGCCTATGAAGATTAATAATCATGTTGGAAATGTACATATCAAATTCGATACAAAGCGGATTGATGGCAATTTGAAAGAAGCGCAAACGAAACTGAATATGCAGATTGTAGCGGACTGCGAGCCTTATGTACCTTTCCAGCAAGGAGCATTGAGAAGTAGCGTAAGATACCCGCAGGGAATTGACGGTGGCGAGATTGAATATAATACTCCTTACGCTCATTATCTGTACACGGGCGAGGTATATGGTCCGAATATTCCGCTCAAGGATGCACAAGGCAATATTATCGGATGGACATCTCCACCTAAAAAATCACCCACAGGAAGAAGATTACAATATCATACACCAGGGACGTCTGACCATTGGTTTGAGCGTGCTAAGCAGGAACATCTATCTGATTGGGTGAGGCTTGTAAAAGAAACGGCAGGTGGTAAATAATGCTTCCTCCAGAGTATTTCCACGGAAAAGAAAAAAGGATCCTTGCGATTTATCAGGAACTGGAAGATTTCATTATGACGGATATTTCCCGGCGCATTCTCCAGACCGGCGGCATGACCGCCACAGCTGATCGGCTCATTTGGAAGCTCACGCAAATGGGAGAAAGCAGAGTTGCCATTGAACAGAAACTGCAGAAGCTTACAAAAATGACACAGCCAGAGCTTAGACGGATTCTGCGAAATGCCGTGATGACTTCCTGGGACAATGATAAAGATATCCTTTTAGGGATTGATGAGAATATAAGTCCACCATTGGAGAATACAGAAGTGATAGCGGTGATGGATGCAGAGTTTAAAAAGACATTGGGAGAGCTTAGCAACCTGAGCAGGACAACCATAAATCAATCTCAACGTGATCTAATTAATCTGCTGGACAAAGCCGAAATCCGTGTTGCTTCCGGTGTGCAATCCTACACCACTGCAATTTGTGATGTGTTGGACAATTATGCACAAAAAGGAATCATGGTGGATTATCCAACAAGCGGTGCAAAAAGAACCCTTGAAGCATCTGTGAGGTGTTGCGTGGTAACAAGTATGAATCAAACGGCGGCACAGGTAACGAATCAGTACATTGCACAGGCAAAGACAAATTATGTCCTTGTATCAGCCCATCTGGGAGCCAGAACAGCACAGAAAGGACAGCCTCCTTGCGGAGATCATTCGTCCTGGCAAGGAAAGCCTTACTCAATAGTTGGATCAGAACCGGGGTATCCTAATCTTTTTGATAGTACCGGCTACGATATCAATCCGAACACTGGACAGGGGACTGTTCGGGATCTACATGGTCTTCATGGTTACAATTGCCGCCACAGTCACCAGCCATGGGCGAAAGGACTGAGGAATCCCTGGGAGGACGAGCACAAGATTGATTCTGAAGAGAATAAGAAAATCTACGAAGATACCCAGAAACAACGAGCAATGGAACGTTCAATAAGAGCGACTAAACGCAAGCTGATAATGAAGAACGAAGAAATCAACTCAGACGATATACCGGATTCTGAAAAAGAAAAACTAAGATCGGAATATGATCAAATGGCTTTTAAGCTGACTGAACAAAATAAGGAGTATAATAAATTCTGTGAGGAAAACAATCTTGCAGCACAATATTACCGCAACAAGGTAGCAGACTTTGGATATAAGCAGCAGTCCAGGGCAAATGCCGGGGCAAAAAGATTTATGAGAGCAAAGTGAGGTAACTATGGACAGATGGGTGTATTTCAATCCAAATCCGGTAAGAGGACAGCGCGTAGGCGACTGTACTGTCCGAGCAATATGTAAGGCTTTAGACCTTGACTGGGAAACGGTGTTTACCGGATTGATGGTACAAGCATGTGCCTTATCCGATATGCCGAGTGCAAATTACGTATGGGGTTCATACCTGGCAAAGCAAGGATTCCATAGAAAGCTAGTGGAGCAGTCGGAGCGGTATATCTATACGGTGAATGATTTCTGCGCAGATCATCCGACTGGTACATACATCCTCTGCATAGATGGTCATGTGGTGACAGCACAGAACGGTAAATATTATGATACATGGAACAGCGGTAATGAGATCCCGGTATACTATTGGGAAAAGGAGTAGCTAAATGAGCATACAGGAATTTATTCAATTTTTTCTTTCAGTCTGCGGAGGAGTATCAATTGTTGGAGGGGCAGCAGCTGTTATTTTTAAATGGATTGCTCCGGCATTTCGGCTTAATAAGAGAGTGGAAATCCTGGAAGACCACGATAAAAGAGATTTTGAAACGTTAAAGAGAATAGCTGAGAGAGATTCCCTTATCCTGGAGGTCTTGTCAACCATGCTAGACAGTCAGATCAACGGGGACAACGTCGAGGAATTAAAAAAAACAAAACAGAAGCTTACAAATTATCTTGCACAGAATCAGCGTTAATTGCATTAATAAGAGGTATGCTCATGAAATTATATGTGTTCACAAAGAAAGATATAGACAGATTCTTAGTAGAGTGTAATTTTACACCGGACGAAGAAAGACTGTTCCGGTTGAGATGCCAGGAGCGAACTCTTGAATACTGCGCCGAACAGATGAACGTGAGCATATCTACGGCAAAACGATTAAGCCGTAGGGTGAACAATAAAATAATTAAAGTGTGCTGATACGATAAAAGCTCCAGGATTAATTTTCTGGAGCTTTACTTTTTCTTCATTCCAACCATTAGTCAGCGTCAATTATTCTTACGGTTGTTTTTAATATTTGAGATTTGATCTGTATTATTTCAAAAAATAATACATATTCTTCTCCATCTTCGTCCTGTACTGAGATTTTTCCGTTTCTTAAAATTTCAGAAATGTTTCCTTTTCCATTCCAAAGTTTCTCAATTGGATAGGTATCTCCGATATGCATATCATGCCCTAGTTGGATGCAATATGCATATTCCGAAAGAATTCCACCCGTATATTCATCATGCATCTTTTTCCCCTCCTTTTATTATTCTTCTATTTTTTTAATATCTTCTTTCACAGCTCTCTCAAGCAAACTGATAACATATTCTGGCGGAGTTCGCTTGCCGCTCTCCCAGTTCTCTATGCTTCTTTTGGGAATTTTGTACTTATCGGAAAAAGCTTGCTGGCTCAATCCGGAAAATGAACGAATTTCTTTAAACTTCATTCTTCTTCCTCCTATTCGCCATCTTTTAACGCGTCCAATCTTCCCTGGTTTATTCGATTCATTTCAGCAATCATAAATTTGATTGCTTCCACAAATTTTTCACCTTTTGGGCTGTCCGCTTTTGCGTACATGTAGCCCGCACTGTTTACGGAAAAAATCGTATCTTTTACTTTGGCAAACTCTCCATATTTCCCTTCACTGGTTCCAATAGTCCAATATTTTCCGCCATCAACAGGAATACTCAACCACCCTTGGTCGTTAGGCGTTAGACAAGCTTGAACTTTTTCTACAGCCTTATGACCATATCTGTAAATCTCATTCTGTCCGGCGTTAATATAACGATAATCCTTATACATCTTTTTACTCCTCCTTAATTTTACGTCTTTCTTATTTCTAATATTAGAATATCACTCAATGGGTGATATGCCAACACTTTTTTGATACTTTTTTGAACTTCTTAGATTAATACTTCTGTGTAAAAATATAATCAGAAAGGCGGTGTATAAGATGGCATTATATAACAATCCTTATCAATACAGCTTTGGCGTTCCGGGGCAGATGAATCAGTTCCAGCAACAGCCTGTCCAGATGCCAGCTCAACCAGTACAGCAACCACAGCAGAATAACAATGGTATCCTGTGGGTTTCCGGCGAAGTAGGCGCAAAATCCTATCTGGTAGCACCCGGGACAAGCGTTTTACTGATGGATTCAGAGAGTGAAAAGTTCTATATAAAATCTACAGACGTTTCCGGTATGCCGCAGCCATTACGGACGTTTGAGTATCACGAGGTAGGCACTCAGATGCCACCTAAACAGCCTGCCCAGAACATGGATAATAAATACGTCACCAGGCAGGAATACGACGATTTAAAAGCCAAATGCGACGCTATAGCAAGTAGATTAAATTCTTTTTCTGAACCTGTTAGGGCTAATACCGAACAAGAATCAGCAGTCAAGGGAGGAAACGCAGATGAGTAATCCACTATTTAACGCGCTTGGTGGTGGGATGCCACAGGGAAACGGACCAATGCAGATGATACAGCAGTTTATGCAGTTTAAACAGAATTTTAAGGGAGACCCGAAGGAAGAAGTTCAGAAGATGTTACGGTCTGGAAAGATTTCCCAACAGCAACTTAATCAGGTCCAACAGATGGCAGGGCAGTTTCAACACATGTTGAAAGGAATGAAATAGTACATTACAATCTGGCCAGATTGATGTAAATAC